TGATGGAATTCCGTTGACTTCAAGTATAAACTGATGCTGTTTCTTGGGCTCCCAAGAAAACGCAGTATCAAACATTTCGTTTTGTTCAGCATAATTCAAATTTCGATTTATACTATCAAATAATCCTGCCATTGTTTTACCTTTATTATTTTTAATATAAATATATGTACAGTAAAAAAGGCAGAGTCGAAACCCTGCCTTGTTTTGTTTTTAATTATTGTCCTGGAAATGCAGCACCTGTTGGTTGAATATTGAAATCTAATATGATAAATTCTGCCGTTCTTGTTGGTTGAAGGAAAATTTGTCCGTATAAAATGTTTTGATCAATCAAATCTGGTGTGTTATTGCTTTGATCCATTACAACTCGGAATGCATATAATCCTTGTTTAGCTCTAACATCTTCCATGTATGGATTAACGATGCTCAAGAATCTGTTACGAGTTGCTGCTGTATTTTGTTCAAACACTAAATACTTGGTTGAAGATGCAATGAATTTTTTAACCGCAATCAACAATCTTCTAACATTGATTCTGTCTAATGCACTTGGTCGAGCCTGTAAGGTCTTTTGGCCAAATACTACAATGCCTTCATTTACGAAGTTCGCAATAGGATTAATGCGCGCTTGATACAATGAATCTCTTTCTGATTGTGATAATCTCTTGTATGTATCGGATACTGCAGTTAAACTTCCTCGATTCAATCCAGCTGGTGCATACCATGGATGTTGTACTGAATCATTAAATGCTAATACACCTGGCAACATTACTGATGGTGGTACCCATAATGGAACATTGTTTGATGGATTGGTAATTCTTAACCATGGCCAATATGTTGCAGTATAATTGCTATCAAGTGTGGTTACTTGAGATACAATCGTTGAAATTGAATCTGTTAATGCATTTGAATCCATTACATAGAATGCATCTTGACGAGTCTCAACCATGTTTCTTGCTCGTGATGTTACTGCCGAATGCAAACTTTGTACTATACCCGGTGTTACTAACAAATTAAAATCATAATAATCTGTATTGCTTAACAATGTAAATGCTTTGTTATATGCTTTCGTTCCTGTTGCAGTTGAAGTTGAACAATCAAAACCAAATGTATTTGTTGATGCAAGATATGTTCCAGAATATTTAGGTAAATTTGGACGAGCTCCATCAAACCCACCTTGGAATGGCACAATGAATTTTCTTGTATCTAATGAAATATTAGTTGTAAATGTTGAACCTGTCAATGCTGCTTGCAATGATGCGGAATATGAATTAGTTGCAGTTGGGAATTGAGCTGATGCATCTTGAAGCATATCACCTAAATAGAAATCTGTATTGCTTCCTGTTGTTGAACCCGATGTTGGTATTGGAGCTAAGAATCCTAAGTTAGGTGTTGCAGTAAAATCAAAACCAAAATAATTCAATGCATCATAGTTGCCATTAACAGTTTGTGATGTGCGATATGTTGCTGCAGACAAATTCAATGAACCTGAAACTAATGGAATTGGTGCAGACGCTGCACGGAATCCGAATGGAATCAAAGTTTTATCATTTGTTTTATTTGCAACTGCTTCCGTTACTTCAACTCTAATAAAGTTTGAACGATTTGGATAATCTCCATTAACAACAATATCACCTGAGTCTGTTATGCTTTGATAACGATCACCAATCACTCTAGCAATATAATTAGGAGAAGCTGGATCTAAGTTTACATTGATAAATGTATCAACTATATCTCGTAAATTTGCTGGTGTATCGGCATCTGCAGATGAATATGGCGAATTGGCAATGTTTGTAGTGTTTACACGACGTACTTCTACTGTAAATGTTCCGTACCCATTTGGATCAGAAACTTCTGTTGATGTTCTAACATCTTTGATACCAACTTTAACTTCATGATTTACTGATGTACCATGTGATAATGTATGAAATTTGAAAAGATTCTTTGCAGTACTTCCAATTTTCTGAGACGTTATCCATGGAGTTGAAGCTGTTGTATAATCTTGCAAAAATTCATATGAAGGAATAATTGCTAATTCTGTAGTTACTTGTGCTAAATTTGCAAACAATCCGTTAGCTGTTCTATTTTCATATTGTACGTATACCGGATAATCAATTGATTTAGGTGAATTACCAAATACTGTACTTAAATATTTGTTTGCACTAGCTCCAGTATTAAATACTGATGCAGAAATTGCTGCACCTTGTCCTACTAAAAATGATCCATCAAACCCGATAGCTGTATTAGCCGGTGCTGTATAAGAACCTGAAATTTTTAATGCAAATGAACCTGACACATCATTCAATAAAGTTGATTGTTCAAACAATGCAGTTGCACCTGTAGTTGTTACTGCTTCGGTTGGATGAAGTACATGTGTTACTACTTGTGTTGAGCCTGACTTTGCAATGATTGCTAAAGCTCCATTTGTTAATTTGTATCCATCTTCATATAAAAGACGTGTTACTGTAATTACATTGCCTTGATTTGCTAGATAATCTTGTACAACGAATGGTACATATGAATCTGTTGTATAAGAACCAAAGATTCTTTCAAACTCGCTAAATGATGTAATTTGTGTGGGAATCAATGCAGGACCTTTTACGGTTGGACCTACAATTGCTGCTCCGATTTGTGCTACGCCACCTGCTAAAAACGATTGATCTACTTCTCTCGTAAATACGCCAGGCGATACAATTCTTTCTGCCATTATGTTACTCCTATGATTTTTTTAAATAAATATGTATGAGTTTGTTGAAACCTTAATCATTGGAAGTAAATGTGCCGTCTGCAATATTTATTTCACCATCTCCGTAACGTTCTCGAAGCTTAGTTATTAAGTCTGCTTCTTGTTGTTGAAGATCCATCGTTTCATTGATAAAACTAGTTTTTTCTTGTTGAATTGATTCTAACTGTCGTTGCAACATGATTTCTTCTAATGCAATATTTCCTATACGCATAGTAACTTGAGAAAATGCATCGCGTAGAGTTTGAATTGCTTCTAAATGTTCTTTGTCCAGTTTACGGGTCATAACGTTTATCTTTCTTTTATGTTATTATATGAAAATTATTCACATAATCCAATTGATTTATCCTATATAAGCTACTCCCCAATTATCATTTGTATCAAAAGTAATAGTGCCGGCTGTAACTTTTGCCGTTATTATATCATTTGCTGCTAAATTAACTACTGCACTTGATCCAAAATGACCTGTATTAGTATTAGATTCCCAATATGCTAGTACTGTTGTATTATTTTTTAAAATAGATACTGCAGCTAATGAAGAGTTTTGCGTTCTACCCACATACCACACATGATATAATCCTGCTGAAGGGCAGGTAAATTCTCCGTTTGTATTATTGTAATTACTACCTTGATTATAATCTACAGTTACAAGTGAACCACTTAAAACAGTTGGAGTAGCTTTATCAGCTCCAGCACCTGTAGTAGCTCCTATAACTCTAAATGCTGGACGAGTAGGCATTATTATTGATCCTGCATTTAAAGTTAAATTTCCAGTTTGTAAATCAACTGCCGCTAATTGAGTAGTACTTCCAGCATTAGGACCTTTTAATATTCTAAAAGTATTTTGATATACATCTAAAAATGATGCCGATGTATATGTACCACCCGGGGCATTGAATCCAATTTGACCTCCTTCACTTGTAGCATCGCGTGCTCCTAATGTTAATGTATTTTCCGAAGGGCCACTAGAAGTTACTCCTACAGTTAATGAGCCTGTAATGATTACGGTTTGATTGAGTGTATTTACATATGAAGCCGTTACATAAGTTAATCCAGCTCCGCTTCCAATAAATGTATCAGCATATGCACTACCTGTTACGCGCAATGAACCGGTTATAGCCAATGATTGTGTGAATGAAGCATTTCGTATTGATACGCGATCTCCTATAGAATCATTACCTATGATAAGTGCATTTCCATTGGATGATATTGTTCCGCCTCCCATCATTGTTAATGTTGTAGGTGCAGCAGTTGTTCCAATCTGTACATCGCCGGTAGTATCTGGATCTCCTATAGTAATATCACCACTTCCGGAATTAGCACGTATAAACATTGCCCCGGCGGTGTCTATTTCTATTGTTCCGATTAATGCACCTTGAGCATTATAAAATTGTAGCGGTTCTCCATTTAATATTCTAAACTTCATAATTTAACCTTGTTAAAGCGTGTTGTAGTTGTTAAATCATTTGAAACTTTTACTACAGTCTCTACACCAACGTTGCTTGTTAATAACATATCTTCATCAATGTTATGTTCAACATTATCTAGTAATTTTACAATATCCCAATTGTTTGACAATATGTCAATATTATTTTTACTGCTTGTTACTAGATTGAATCTTGGTCTTGTAAAATCAACTAGATGTTGTCCTCTATTTGATTGTGCAGCCGTTTCAGGATTATATCCTTGTTCAAATGTTACTACATAATGTCCTGGTTGCATCGTAAACAATTGATCAATGCTAGCATCTTGCCATGTTGTGCTTGATATCAATTTGCTAAATAAAACCACATTTCTATCTAAATCAATAACTACAATTTTAGGTAAAACTTTTCCATAATAATCATAACCTTGATTTACAATGCTAGTAGTTTGAGCTGCTGGTAGTGCATGTTTTCTTCCTACAAATACGCGAGCTAATAGATCTAATTGTATGCGTACTTGAGATGTTTCATTAACATAAAATACACATTTTAAAAAATTACCTAGTTGATCTTGACTACTATATGACATTGCCATATATGTAGCATAATAATCATCCTGTTTAAATATTAAAGTTGGCGATAGGACCGTTGGACGTTGTATCCGTATATATTCTCGAAGAGTTGGTGATAACTCCAGAGTTTCTAGATAACCATCAAATGGAGCAATAGTTTGTGTGGCATTTTGCATATATGGTATATTAAACTGTGCAAATGCTTGATTAATTTTTCTAGGCATTATGGGTTGCATTGAATATGTACCATAATCAAATATTTTAAAACGTTGCAATGTGTTATGTATTCCAGCTGCAGCATTTGTAGTACTAGTTGCTAGCAAAGCGCCCGAGAAAAAGTTTGATTGATTATCCCATTTAAACGACTTTGCAAGTTGTTGATGATATGTATTACCTGCATTATTAAAAAATGTAATATTACGCGGATCAACAGAACAAATTTGCGGATAATAATTGTTTTTAATTATAGTTCGACATTGTCGAAAACTAGACCCATATGATACAGTACCTATTATTTGTTTTTGTGTTGCATCGTGCAATAGCACATTGTGGTTGTAAATAAAACGATCTGCACTAGATACTGGAATATAAAAACCTGATGGTGCTAAATATGAAAATGTATTGAATGTTACATGTGTGTACATATTATATGGGTGAGATGCATATCCACCTTGCGAATAAAAAATACGGCCTATTGTATTGCGTTCTCGCAGTGTAGCCGACGTATGCGAATAACGTGAACCTTGTGGCGATAGTGTATACGCATCTTCTAGGTTGGATCGAACTTGCCATGTTGTCGTTCCGCCGACGCCGGCGATAATGCCGTAAACATTGTTACCATTTGAACAAACATAATGTTGAAAATTAGTCAATGAAAGTGTTGATGAAGTACCAGATGATAATATACTAAATCGATTTCGTCGTCCACCGGTAATATTCACTTTACCTCGATTGAGTTTCATCACCGCCGTACCTTTAAACAAATGATAATATGTAGGTTCTCTGTCTAGAGTAATTACACTTCCTGACATTGCTGTTATAGTATAATAATCTGTTAATCCTCCTACAGTATCAGAATCTTGTGCCGATGTAGCAATGTTGGTTATTGCATCATAGTTTATAGAACGGATATTACCTTGTATACCAGTACCTACAATATATGCAGCTGCATAACGATTATTTCCTTCTTTATTCCAAAAACGAATTTGATCTCCTACTGCAAAGTTTTTTGCAGATTTTAATTTGATTTGTCGGGTTGTATTGGTTGGATATGCACCATATGAACCTGTAGCATAATTATAAACACCAAAGAAGTTTATATAATTATAAAGTGAAGGGCTAGTTGCAGATGTTCCGCCTTCCGCATATAATCTTACAAAACGTTTTGTTACAGAACCGCTAGGGAATGTATATGTTCGATATGCATTTCCAAATGTAGCTAAACGGGTATCATTTGCACGAGCATATACCGTAGTAAATGTATATGGGTCATCTCCAACATCAACTCGAATCCCAACCATCGTGTTGTTTGTATCTGATTCTGAATAATTTGTATCACGATGAAATCCTACGCCGATCGTATCAAATGAAACTGGTTCATTTAAATCGAATGTTGTAAAAAAATCAGCGCCGGCTTTTGATGATTGATTAACACCTCGAGTACTACCATCTGTAAATCGTAATGGTCGAGATCCTGCTATTAAGTTCGTTGCAGCCGTATCCGTCACATTTGCAGTTGTTTGTATAAAATTATGACAGTATGGTAATACGTTTGTTTGTCCTTTATCATAATAATATTGCCATATCAAATTGCGATATCCCATTGGATCTTCTATTTCATTTCCTAGAAATTTACATAGCTTTCCTGCATGTTGTGCATCTAGAAGTCCGCCTTGTTTGATAAAGTCTCTTGTAGAAAATGCATTTTGCGTATCTAGAATAAGCATTTGATATCGTTCTTTAATATCAATTGAATATAATGATGCATAATTAGTTAAAACTATGCCAATCATACCTCGTTCTTCTGCAGGATTTAAAAATTCATCAACTAATACGCCTTGCAAATAACTGCGTTGAATCCCATCCTGTCTTGTTACTTTTAATTCTACTTGTTGGCCAGAACCAGTAAATGGTGTTATTATGAAATCATCATCATTTCGATAAACATCTAAACGTGAAACGCCACTTTGAACTAATTGCGTATGATCCATGAATTGACTAATAGCTGCATTATTTTTTGTGTAAATATATTGCGGACCGACGATGAACATGGTACCGACATCATAATGTGCATCATTAATTGTATCAAAGTTTGTAGCAACATAACCATGACGCGTATATGGAACGTGGCCTGTTGATATACCTAAATGATTGCTAGCAGATGTGATACCCGTAAAATCTCGTATAATGCTTCCTGAAATGGTAATTTCGCCTTCTTGAAAAAACGTATTTCGTATAGGTAATAACAATGTACCTTCGCTGCCAGGAATTGCAGCAGGTGCAGATGTACTTGCAGAATTTAAATACAAAGATGATGTTCCGTCACGAGAAGCAGTTGTTAATAATGAATATTTTCTATACTGTGCTCTACCGGCCGTAGTATTAGATATGGTATAGTTTGATCCAGTATACATAAACTCATTTAGGGCAACGTGATCGGTCCATTGAGTTGTAGCATTTCTGAAATCAATAAATTTAGATTGACTTAAATACGTTGTTGCATATAATATAGGATATGCACTACCACTAATTATGATTGTTTCGCCTGCTTGAAAATCATGATGATTTGAATCAACTAAAACTACTCGTCGTTGTCCGGAGTAAAAATCTATAGGCTGTTTGTATGTTTCTACAAATTGTTGATATGTATATAAACCAAAATCTTGTTGTATTTCTCCTTGTTTTCCAAAACGTTTTGATACGGTTGCAACGTTTCCGGTGATGCTTTCAATTTGTACAACGTCATCTGTTTGATATGATGCGGTATCAAATATGGAAAAAAAATAAGGTACTGCAATGCTGCCTGTTGGAAATGAATGATCTACTACGGAGTTATAGCGTGATAATGCCCCACTAATATTATTTGCATTGCTACCTGTCATTGCCGCGACAATTCTAGTCATATTAGGAATAGACTGAATTG